ACGGTGCCGCCACTGTCTTGTATCTCGGCATACGCCAGAGAGCTCTCGACGACGGCCGTGATTGCGCCACTCTCTAGTCCCACGAACCTCTCTCGCCACGAACGCGCAAGCCGGCCAGTGCGGCCTCTCGGAAACGTCTCCCTTACTTCTCTCCGCATGACACTGGTCGCGTGCTGCGCGCCCTTCAGCGCGGCGACTGATGCGGCGGCGGCGATCGAGCCGCCGGATTCGGCGAGCTTTCTCACCGCAGAATCATCGATCTTGATCGATATCATGGATCACCGTCCAGCATGCCAACAGCGAACGATGGCTGCACCGCACCAGTGTCCGCAGACTGAGACTCGTTTGATGCCAGAGACTCACCTCCGACGAACATGCGCCCATGAGTCAAAAGCTCTGACTGCAGCATCGAGATCAGATCCTTGTAGTTGGAAATCGCTTGGGACCTCGACGCATTGGTCCCGATCGCGCCTCGGTCAACATCCCGGGCCAACTTTGCGATGATTCGTCTACAGCACTCAATTGCCGCAGAGGTCACCGATGGATACAGCTCAAGCACAGCATCAACGGTATCATCGTCGAGTAGCTCTCGATTCGCGTCAGTGTCGCCGATCTTGCCTCTCACTCGATCGCGATCAGACGACTCGGCTGCATCGTAGGTGAGGGTCATTTGCCGCCCCGTCTAAACTGAGGTGCCCCATGCTTGGCCCCCGCGACGGCGGGAGGGACGGGCTCCGTCGCGGGGGCAAGCACAGGTTGTTTCGATGACGGCCGTTGCTCCGGCTGTATCGCTGGAGGCCTTTCTCCGTTCGTGATGAATCTGAGGATGCCGAGGCTGATAAGAGACGCGGTCTTCGTCCAGCTGAACGCTTCCGGCACTTTGTCGCCGACATATCTACGATCGGATGGTGCTACGTCGACATGCCTCTTCGCTACGAAGAACATGCCATCATCAGGACTGTATGATGTTCTGGCCATTGCGGGTCCCTCCCATTGGCCCAAGGATCAGGTGAGGAGATTGCTGAAGTACACTCCGCAATCAGATGCGACTAGCTTCATGTCGAAGAACATTTCGCCTCGGAGTACGTCACTCTTCGTGGACTCGTCGCGCCACATCGAGATCGCTGCAGCGCCGGCTTGCCGCACCTGATCGAACTCCGAGAAAGAGAAAGTGTACGTAGCAGACGGTTGCTCCATCGACGGCTCCGGCGCGACATACATAAGCAGGCCGACGTCGCCCAACATGAAGCCCATGCTGGCGGTGGCGTTCTCGTTCGCCGAATTGTAGACGGCATTCATCACGACGATCTTGCCAGGATCGGACTCTGAGCCGATCCCGCATACCGCCGCGATAGCGTCCATCGATACCGGGCCGGTGCCGGTGTACTTGTGCCGGTCGACGATGTCCGGGTCATTGCGCATGACACGAGCGACGGCCGGCGCGCAGACGAATCGATTAGGCCTGAATCCAGTCTGTGACTCGACATAGTCGCACTGAGCAGCGAGGTCATTGATGATGTCTGCGTTAGGACCATCCCAGAAATAGTGCTGGGTTCCGCTGGAATCCGGAGCGCCAGACTGGCCGGCGACGTCACGGCCCCACGTCGACGCGAGCAGGAATTGCGAGACGAACTTGCGCTCACGACGGATCATGAACTTGTTCAAGAGAACCTGGATGCCCATGCGCTCGACGTCGTAGTCGGCGTTGGATCTGATCTCGTCAGGGATTCTGTGCTCGAGCCCGTACTGATCCGCCGAGTAGGTAGCCGTCGAAACGGAGTAGCCGACGTTCGCGAACTCGGTCCCTGGGGATCGCAGCTTGACCGAGTCGCGATGCATATCGGCCTTCGCGAAGGTCATATACTTGTTTGACTGCTTGGTTACCGGGACGATCGGTGAGAGCAGGTTCGCCTTGAACTTACTCAAGTCCTGAGCGTAGGCGACAGAGATATTCGTGAGCAACTGGCTCACGTGCACGTCAGAAAGGGTCGGCAATGGCATCGCTATATCTCCTCAGTCCTCGAGGACGGTCACGAGCAATACGCCCGCGCCCTCAGCAAAGGCCGTGACGGATGACGCCTCGACCGAGATTGTGTCTGTTGCAGAGAATGTGTTAGCGGCCGTCACCGCGGCGCCAGCAACGACAGCACCGTAGGTGCCGCAATTGCTGGTTGTCAAAGCAACCGTGCCGCCAGTGAGATCGGTGGAGCCGATCTCGAGATTGAGCGTGACTGCCTTGCTTGCGGTCGTAGCCCGAGTCGTGACCGCGAATTGAGTCTTCACGATCCTGCCAGAGAAGCCAGGAGTGAAATCGGTGACTACGTCACCTGCTCCAGTGATATTCGCGAGAGTGATCGGGATGCTCAGCAAGTGAGCGCGTCTGCGTCCTCGATGCGTGATAAGCAATGAGAAGACCTCACCGCTGGACGCTGCACTGAGCGCGGTGCCGATGATGTACCCGTCGCTATTCGCAGCTGCGATGAGCTTGCCGCTCGAGTTGACGATGATGTCGTCGCCGATCGCTATCGTGCCACCGGCGAATGCTTTGGCTACGCCGCGCACCTGTACTGTAGCGACTCCGCCAGACGACGGAGCATTCTGCAGGATGCCGGCGATCTTTTGGCCAGCAACCGAAGCAAGCGTTACCGTCGTTGCTGCAGCGGTGACGTCGACAGCATAGTATTGCTTGGCCGAGTAGTCTGCCGCGGCAGTAAGGGTGGAGAGTTCCGGTCCCAGGAATTGATAGCTCACGATCTCTCTTCCTTTCTAGCGGCCGCGTAGAGCGACGGGTTGGCCTTGGCCGCTCGGTCGATCGCGGCGGCCTCGGAGATTTCAGGATTGGTCTCGCGGAGTCTCTTCGCGATCGCCGAGAGTTGCTCACGCGCCGATCCCGGAGACGGGCTACTGCTCCCGATCTCTCTCAGCATGTCCGAGCCGGCGACCAATGACTCGACCGCGACGAAGTGCTTCTCGAGCATATCGCCATGCCTCTCAGAGAGTGGCTCTCTCTTGGCGATGCTCTTGAGCAGAGCCACCAGATCGCCTTGCGCGATGCCGATGGCGCCGCGCGCGAACTTGGCCGACTTAGCAATGAGCTCGCGCGAAAGACTCTCGTCTTCGAGCTGCGCCACACGCTTGCTTGCTTCGTCGAGCCGCTTGCGGAGTTCCGCTTGCTGCGACTCCACGATCTCTCGGACCTCAGCCGGCAGCCTCTTGACTGCAGTCTCGGCCGCCGGTTCGTCGGATTTCGCCGCGACAGCATCGGCTTTGGCCGCAAGCGCAGCCTCGATTACCTTTCGTTGTTCCTCTGGCAGTGAGGCCAGGATAGACTCCAGATCCATCGTATCCCCTTTGCGGAGGGTGGCCCCGCCGCTATCTGCGGCGACATGCCGCTTGTACAAAGTGACTCTAGCGCCTATGGCGGCGCCCTTGTCGACCAGATCGACTTTCGAGATCCTGAGATTCTTGAGCCGAGTGGCCATCAGATCAGCTCCCTAGTCCCGTCCCCCTCGAGAGAGAACTCGGATAACTCACCGCTCTTGACCCGCGCCCATGTTGCGGCGTCATCCACTCGGTAGCCGACGAACCACGTAACCGGTCCGTCGCCTATCCCCATTGCTGCGCGCTTCTCCGTGGTCAGCACAACCGATTCGATCAAGGTTCCCAGGCCAGACTGCTCATGCATGGCGCCCATTTCGCGCGATGCCTGGAGGTAGTCATGCGCCGCGGACTCGAGTTCGTCCGGCTCGATTATGTCTCCCTGATGATCTTCGACTCCGGCAGTCGCAACAAAGCCGTAGACGTGCCGCCTCTCATCATCGAGCTTAGTGATTGGCACTCGTATCGTGATCACTCTGACACCTCGCGCCGCACTGTACAGGCTTCATCACTAGCACTCAATGCTTGGCCTCTTGCTTTTGCCCGCCTAACGATCCGCCTCACGGTGTAGTCGGCTATGTCTAGCATGGCGGATATGGCCGAGATGCTTTCTCCGGAGCCGTACAGCGACGCCGCCATCTCGGACTCAGTGCGCGAAGGGCGCGAGAATTTCTGCCTTTTGCGTGCAATTGTCTTCACGTCGACTCCGAATAGAATCCTCTGCCGACCGACCCCATGATCCTGTCTGCTCTGGCGGCGTCAAGGCTGAAGAACTCGACAAGCATGTTCACGCCCGAGTCGCGCGGCAGCTGGCCCGCCGCTACGGCTTGGACAATCTGTAGCGCGCTCGATATTTGCGCCCCATTGAGCGCGGTATCCTGCGCCTTTTCTTGGGTATCCGGCGCAAGTGCTAGCTGCTCCGCCTGATCGGCTCCGCCCTGCGCGGCCTCGGATGCTGGCTCGACCGGGTCCTCTTTGCGCAACGGCAGATCGGCGATCACTCGTAGGTGTTTGTCGAGTTCGTCGTCCGGCACTAGGTGGCCTGACGCGGTGAGGGTCGAGACATACTGAGCGACCTCGGCTGGCGACACTCGCTCCACGTCGCCGTGCTCGAGCCGCGGAACGTCGTCTTCGCTGATGCCATTGATTCGGCACAACAGCGGTATCTCGACACGGTTGAAGTGCTCAGCGATGGTGTCGAGGACGGCGCCGAGCGCGAGCGAAAACAGCTCTGTCTTGTTGCTCGATAGCGCAAACGACCCGACCTTATCAGTGCCGAGCAAGAGGAACTCGCAGAGCAAAGACACGAGCATCCTCGACTCGTAGCGTCTGATGATCGCGTCGACGTCGATAGGTCTTCGCCCTCCAGAATTGACGAGCGAGAATCGATACCCCGTAGGCTTGCCGTCGCGATCTGTCTCGCTCGGCAGGACCAGTCCCTCGTACTCACCGCGTCGAATGCGCGGGACCATCTGCTCGAAGTGCGCGCGCATGGCGCGTTGCTGAGCCGACGCCCCTTCGGCGAATGCCTCTATCGGCACTTCCATCTTCGGTAGACCGGCGAGATCGCGCTCAACACCTATGGCTTCGATCTCACGAATCCTGGTCGCAAAGAACCAAGGATCGTACGCCGCTCGAAGCAGTGACTCACCCTCCGGACTGCCCTTGCGTGATCGGATCCTGATCAGCATGAGCCTGTCCGCCGGTATGCGTCTGATCGAATACGTGGGCGGGGGCATCTGGATCATGCCGGTTAGGTTCTCTCGGTCGTCGAACATCCACTCGAGCAGTGAGTCCTGCGAGCGCGTGGCGAAGCATCGCCACCCTATGCGACCATCGCCGTGCTTCGACGCTAGCGCCTGGTCATCCGATGGGCCAGTCCTGATCTTAAGCACGCGCTCGAATGCCGCCCAGCCAAAGACGAATGCTGACACGGTCTCTGAGACAAGCTCAGTCCACGTCGACTCCATATCGTCACGGCAAGAATCGACGAATGCGGCGGCGTCAACCTGAGCCTCGGAGTCGCCGGCCGGCGTCACGGTCCACGATGCTTGGCGCAGGAGCATCTCGATAGAGAGGAGTGCTCCAGCGATCACTGGCTCGTTCCTCATCCGAGCATAGACCTTCGCGGCCTTGTGCCCTTTGAGCGCAGGCGCGTACTCCTCTGCGAGGTATCCGGAATGCCGCTTGAGCCCGGTCGAACCGATCGGCGCAAATGACACTTCCTCATGCGCAGCCACGGCGAGCACAATACAGCATGCCCAAGGCAAACGACAGACTAGCCGCGCGAGTTGATACGAGAGCCAGAGCTCTCGCTCTGCAGATCTCGCGGATGCTCGGCAGACTAGCACAGACAGAATTACGATTAGCGTTAGCTAATCCACGCAGATACGCCGGCATCGCCAAGGCGAACAAAGTAGACAAGCACGTCGAGGAACTGAGCAGACTGCTCTTGATCTACGGACTCAGGATGGCTGGAGACGCGGCAAGCAGAACGGCCGGCAGGACGGTGCTCCCGGCTACAGCGATGCGCGATGCACTTGCAGGCAAAGACGTCAACATACAATGGTTTGAGGCCATATCATCCGGCGCAGGTGAGCGGGCAAAATCGATCCTCGAGAGCACAAAGGAAGCTGCACGCAGATCGGTCAAGCGCATCCTGCTTGAAGCTCAAGACGAAGTTGTGCAGCCATCGACGGCCGAGGTTGCGAGGCGGATACGTACAGCCATGAGAGGACCGGACGTGGAGCGCGAGCCACGTGAGCACGCTACGCAGGGCAAGACCTCGCTCGTCTTCGGCTTCGAGCACGCGATGACAATCGCTAGGACAGAGCTAGCGCAAGCAGAGAACACCGGCATCATGGCCGGATACGAAGCGAGCGGCGTGAAGCGGGTAGAGTGGCAAGCGTACACCGATGGCCGATCAGGGAGTCGACATCACGAGCGGATGGACGGCGTCATCATCGAGGTCGGCGACGTGTTCCGTCTGCCTAGCGGGGCTAAGCTGCGATACCCAGGTGACCCGCTAGGTCCGATCAGCGAGACGGTGAATTGCCGGTGCACAGTCGGCGCTGTCGTAACCTAGACCGTGCTCCATTGCGGCCCGACCCATCCAGCGCTCGGGTCGAGCGATATCGGCGTCGACATTGATGACGCCGGGGCGAAAGCCAGCATCAGCGCATCAGCGTCATCGGGCGACCTCCCGATGCGAGCCTTGGTTTCCTCTTTGGGTTCAAGTTCCACTCGGCCACGCGAATCCACCTTCCATCTAATCGCGTTGAGTTGTGTCGCGACGTCAGAATCAGCGAGGTCCAGCGCGATATCGCCGGACTCAAATCGCTCGCGCATACCCCAGAAAAGCTCGGCTCTTGCGTTCCTGAATCTCTCCTTGTCGCGCGCACCGGCACCAACATTGATCCCGCACGCCGGCAGACCTAGCTCTACCAGTCTATCGAGGACTCCAGCGCCGACCCCGATCTCGTCGACCTTGATCGCGGAGACGCGTCGAGCTTGCTTCGACTCGAGCTCTCTGACCGCTCTCGCCACCATCCCCGCAACAGACATGAGGTCATGCCCACGCACGGAGTCGTATCGTCGGGCGACCGGGCCCCGACGCCAATAGATCACGCTCGAGTCGTCGCCGGCACGCGCCACGTCTACGCCTAGCTCGATGCTGTCTGTCTCGCTCGGTTCCGCCTCGGACCATTGCGCCCGCTCGACTAGCGCCATCGTTATCAGTGTGTCCGGTGACTCGTTCGCAAATTGACCTAGCACTCTAGAGATCCATCTAGGGTCTGTTGGCCTAGCGCCGGAGTCAGTCCACTCGGACCATCGATCGGCGACCCACTCGGGCGTCACCAGATACGGCCTCGACATGTCAGCTCGCGTGCCTTGCCTCTCGCGCCATTCGCCGGACACGATGTGTTCGAGCGTGATTCCGGCTCGGGTGAAGTTAGGCGAGTCGAACGCGCTGATCGTGTGTTTGGCTACGTTGGGCGATCGAAACGCGTCGGCGAATGCGGACCTCGCATCTGTCGGGTTGCCGATCATCAGTAGTCTCACGTCCGATCCGGTCATCGATCCCTTGAGCGCCTCGATGATCCTAGCGCTAACGCCGCATGCCTCATCGACTATGATGAGCGTCTTGTTCCGCCCACGCATGCCCTGGAGCTTGGTCGGATCATGCTCAGGCGCAGTCGCCCCGATCGCGATTGTGCCGTGTTTCCAGCGCGCCTCAGTCTGCAGGATCTCGCAGTCGAGATCGATGCGCGACTGAGAGACGATCTTCGATAGCTCTCGCCAGAGCACCGTGCGAACCTGGCGGAATGTCGCAGCGGTGGTGAGCGCCAGAGAGTCCGGGAACACCGAGCAGAACCACGCTACGGCTGTGGCTGCAACATGGCTCTTGCCGACCCCGTTGCATGTCTTGACCGCAACCTCTCGGTTGTCTCGTAGGCTCTCGAGTATTTGTCTCTGGCCGCGCCACAGACTTACGCCGAGCACCGTCTTAGCCCACCAGACAGGGTCTTTCTGTGCTCGCTCTAGGACTCGACGTGCGTTGCCTCGGTCAATCATCCTCGCCAGTGTCTCCCGCGGGGAGTATTGCACTCTCGAGTATCTCGGTCCAGGT